TTTATTTGTATCAAAAGTTCCTGCATAATCTTTTATTGCAACAACAGCTCCAGCTGTTCCTGCTGGAAGATTAACTGATACTGCTCCACCTGTTGTGTTTACAAAATATCCTTCACCAGCTACTGCTGTAAAACCTGATGTCTTAACTGTTGTATTCCAAGAAGCCGAACCTGTTGCACCAAAGTTTGTTGCTGTACCTTGGTTGTTAATTGTTGCACCACTAGGAATTGTAAACGTATCGCCACTATCACCTAGGGTTACCGTTGTGCCGGATCGTGGACTAATTTTATTTACTTTTACTTCACTCATAATTTTTGCCTATTGAAATTTGTACCTTATTATTACCACACCTGAACCACCTGTTGCACCATTTGCTTGTGAACTACCACCAGCCCCACCACCAGTATTAGCTGTTCCAGCTGTTCCTGATCCTGGATATGAAGGAGCACCTTGTCCACCACCACCTGGTCCTCCTGCTCCGACTGGACCACTTGGTGTAGCTCCACCACCACCTCCACCAGCATAAGTTGTTGATGAATTATTAATACTTGTTGTTGCTCCTGCTCCACCATTTCCTGATCCCGAACCACTTCCCTGTCCATTAACTCCAACTGCTGTAGCTCCACCACCACCAGCAGATCCATAATCTGGTCCACTTGTACTTGCTGTTCCACCATTATTACCTTGAGGTGGACTAACAGGTGGAGTGTTCCCTGATCCACCAGGGCCTGGATTAGCTAAACAATAACCTGCTCCACCACCACCTGAAGCTCCATTATTACCACTATTATCTCCTGGAGGACCAGGAGCAGTTAAACCTCCACCACCTCCACCACCTGCTGATATGATTGTTGAAAAACTTGAATTAGAACCATTTACTCCTTCACTTGGATAACTACTTACTGGACCACCTGCTCCACCTGCTCCAACTACAATAGGAAAAGCTGTTGCTGTAACTGTTATTGAACCTGCTCCATCTAAAGGAGACGCAGTATAAGGAGTAATTGGAGATTTATCTTCTCTAAATCCACCTCCACCTGCTCCACCCCCAGCAAAATAAGCACCACTACCACCACCGCCACCTACTACTAAATATGAAATTTCATTACAAGCTGGAGTGTTAGCCAAGGCAGAAACACAAAAAGTTCCTGGCCCTGTAAATGTATGAATTTTATCATTTCCAACAGTAGTTTCTGTTCCACCTGATGCCATTACAAAACCTGTTCTACCTGTTTGAGAAGTTTGAGTTTCTTGAACATTAATCCAACCTTCTGTTCCATCTACATAAACAAAAGTCGCGGATTGACCACCAACATCTAATGTTGCATCTTGTGCAACTCCACCAACTTTTTCTGAACCATTAGGATTAATTGTTAAAGCATTTGAACCAAAAGTTCTTGTGTAGTCTGCAAACGCTACAATAGCTCCAGCAGAACCTGCCGGTAAGTTTGCAGTTACTGCTCCACCTGAAGTATTTACAAAATAACCTTCTCCACTTACTGCTGTAAATGTTGCAGTTTTTGGAGTTGTATTCCAATCTACAGTTCCTGTTCTACCAAAACCTGATTGAGTAGCACCACTTGCTAAAGCAACGGTACCACCACAACGACCTAATGTAACTGCAGATCCATCTACAACAATGGGATTACTTGCTCCTGATCCGATTGTAGTAGTTGTTCCACATTTTTTGATGATGTTTGAATCATCTGAAACTTTATTTATATTATCTACTTTAATTTTACTTGTCATAATTATTGAAATTTGTACCTTATTATTACTATACCAGATCCACCAGCTCCACTTATTCCTGGACCTGTAGCATTTCCAGATCCACCACCACCACCGGTATTAGTCGTTCCTGCTGTTCCTGCAGCTCCTGGTGCAGCTCCAGCTCCACCACCACCTGATCCACCTGCTGTTGGCGAAGCTGTTGGACTTACTCCAACTCCGCCACCACCTGAAAAATATCTTGTTGAACCCACTGGTCCAGGTGTACCAGCGCAACTAACAGCTAAACTAGGGGAAACAAAAGATCCAACACCTCCAAGTGATGGTCCTGGATTACCATCTCCACCAGCAGCGCCTGCACCGCCTCCACCAGCACTTAATTTACCTGTGCCTGGAGAGGTAGCATTTCTTCCACCAGGATTACCTTGTGGTGGACTAACTGGTGGTGTATTTCCTGCACCACCTGCAGTGTTACATACACCGGCACTTCCACCGCCTGATCCACCGTCGGCACCCAATTGTGTTGTTGGGCCATCACCTCTTCCTCCTCCTGCTCCACCACCTGTTGATATTATAGTTGAAAAACTTGAATTAGAACCATTAGTTCCTGGAGTAGCAACTGGATCTGCTCTAGCAGCACCAGGCCCTCCACCGCCAACTACAATTGGATAACCCTGAACTGATATAGGAAGTGAAGTTGAACTTGATAAAGGTGACATTGTAGGAGCAGGTAAACAATAAGAATTTGATACTCTAAATCCACCGCCGCCACCGCCAGCACCAGGAATTGAACTACCGTTTTGTCCAGATCCTCCACCGCCACCTCCAGCAACAACTAAATAATCTGCAACTGCTATAGGACCTGCTCCTGCACTTACACAAAAAGTTCCAGGACCTGTAAAAGTATGGACTTTAAAATCTCCAGATGTAGTAATTGTTCCACCTGTAGCAGTTATAAAAGATTGTCCTGTAACTGAATTAGAAGTTTCTTGAGTATTAATCCATCCTTCAGTTGCATCTACATAAATAAATGTAGCTGTTTGACCTTCAGTAGATAATGTTGTATCTCCTGCGACTCCACCAATTTTTTCTGATCCGTTTGGTGATACTGTTAAATTATTTGTTTGAAAAGTTCTTGTGTAATCTGAAACTGATACTATTGCACCAGCAGAACCTGCTGGTAAATTGACTGTGAAAGCACCTCCTGAAGTATTACAAAAATAACCTTCTCCACTAACTGCAGTAAATGTAGAAGTTTTAATTGATCCTGTTTGCCAGTCTACTGTACCTGTTCTACCAAAACCTGATTGAGTAGCGCCAGCAGCTAAAGTTACCGTATCACCAGATTCACCAAGAGTTAAAGTAGTTCCGCATTGTGGTGCAACTGTATTTACTTCTATTTTACTCATTATACTATTACCAACGTTCCTGTTACTGTTACTGTTGCAGGAATAGTTATTGGTCCTGCAAGAACTGCGTTTTCAACAGTTTGAGTCCCATCAATCGTTGCCGCTTGATTGGGTATAAATTCATTCGGTGCTGTTTGGCCTCCAATGTATTGGATACCATTTATTATTGCAGTCATAATTCCTCCTACGAACTAATTGCGTCGATGTACGAAAGAACCACGTCTAAACTACTTGCTGTGTCTGAGACTGCTTCTAACGTATCACCACTTTGTAAAACAATTTTTGCTCCACCTTGAATTAATTCAATTGCAGAGTTTGGTGGGACAACTACTCCTTTTGCTAAGAAGTAATCAGCTCCGCCTTTTGCAATCTTAACATCAATTTTAATTGTTGATGTTAAAATATTACAACATCTAATACCAATAACTGCATCGTAGTTTCCACCCGCTAACAGTGTAGTATCTGATGTTCCAATTGTTCTAACTAATACGTTTCTAAAATCTTGTGCCATATTTTTTTCCTATAATGCAACGGCCATTGCTAATGCAAAACCATTACTTGCTGCTCCTACTGGGTTACCTGTAGCATCTAAATAAACAGATTTACTTGCAGGTAAAGTACAGAAAACATCTTTTGTACCTGAACTAAAGTTTACAGCTGAGTCTGAATTAGAACTGGAGATAACTGTAGTTCTAGTTAAGTTTGCACTTGATCCATCTAGTGTACCAAGTCCAACTTCAAACTCTGTTGTACCTTGATTAAAAATACAATAGTAAGTTGTATTACTGTTTCCTATTCCTGCTGCAAAAGTTTCAAAACCAGTTACTGCTGCTCCAAGTGCCATTGCACCTGTGCCAGTAGTTGTGCTTGTTACTTTTACTCTGTCATTTATTACTAAAGCCATTTATTCTCCTTAAGCCATACTTATAATTGCATTAGCTGGTGTTGCTGGATCAGGGAAAGTAATTTTAAACGTGCCATTAGTAGCAGTTTTATTTCCTCCAAAATCTAAAACAACGCAAAGTTTATCACTGTTAGTATCATTATAAATAGCTGCAAAGGCTGCTGTAAAAGTTGCTGATGACCAAGTTGCATCTCCAAAGTCTACTGAAGCAACTGCTGTCGAAGCAGCAACAGCTTGTGAACCTAAAACTTCTCCACCTGCTGTGTAGTTACTTCCGCCTCCAGAACTTACTTCACTTGAAGTAGAGTAAGCTGTGCTTGAAGTTGTATACGGGTTTGCTGTGTACAACGCTATTTTAAATTGATTACCACCAGAAGAAAAATTATGAGTTCCCGAAAAGAGTTCTCCTCTAAATGCGAATGGTATTACGTTTGCCATATTTTTTTATCTCCTTTAATAACTTGATGGTGATTCAGATTTAATAGGAAGACGAATAACACCATCTTGATATTCGTTTCTGCGTCTACGACCAATTTGTTCAGTAGCATACGTTTCTAAAGCTTCTTTATAAGCAGCTCCGTAGTATTGTAACATATCTTGCGGTCCTTTCAAGTATGCATATGCATTTACTAGGGAAGCATATAAAAGTAGGTCTTGGTATTTGTTAGACAAATAAGTGCCTGTTGAGCTCTTCGTAGCGTCAGTTAAGCTAACTGGATTCTTATTGTAAGCCAAAGTGATTTCGTAAGCTGCATTAGGCGTAGGGGCAATAACCCAATAATTCTCGTCCCAATTAGCATAGTATTTAGGAAGTGTACTAGATGCAGTTCCAGGTGTATCGTAATAAGTAGCTATGTAACTAGGATCTCTTTGCTCTAAGTAAACTTGATTACCAGCACTATCTTTAAGTTGAACATATCTGATAACTCTTAAATCTGATGGAATTGTAACATATCTATTTCCAATAATTGTAGTTGATGTAGCATAGTGTCTTTCCATGTCTGCATCAAAAGATCTATAAATTCTTTCTTCTGCATTTTGTATAAATCTGTTTAATACATCAGCCGTAAAAACAGTGCTATCTACTTCTGTGTATGATTTTATATCGTCTTGTAAGTTTGTTAAAGTGTATGCCATATTATGCCTGTGGTCCTATTGTTTTTAATGTTACCGGACCTGAAGATACATTATACCCTCCTCCATTGATTTGTCCAGTAGTTGCATTACTACCTGCTGTAAAATAATAATTGTTTGCTGGTGTTAATAATAGCCTTACTTCAACACCTGAATTGTGTGCAGCAGCTGTAGACCCAAATGATCCTCTTGTAACACCTGTTAATTGATTGTCTGAAACTTCTGTTACATTAATTTGACCACCCATTCCAGAGTGAATATTACATTTATAATATAATGTTGATGGAGCTGAACTACCTACAACTATTCTTGTGTATGCACCATCTTGTCCTGGTGTTCCAAAAGTTGTAACTCCAGTTGTATATTCAGTACCATCAAGACTTGTTGCTATTCTTAAAGGGTGACCATCATTACTAGAATCACTTTGACTAAAAGTATATGTTCCACTTTTAATAAAAGTTAATGTGTCTTGCTGTACATTATCTATATAATATTTATTACCACTAGCAGTGCTTACAACTTTAACAGAAAAAGTTTGTTGAATATTGTTTGCAGGACCTACACCTGTATAACTAATAATTTCTGTTCCTACTAATGCACCATATGTCGGAGTGCCACTTGGATTTGCAATTGTAGGTTCAAAAGGTGATGTTGTAACTCCATTAAATCCGGTTACAGATGATAAAATAACATCTGTTGTAGTTGCATCAATAGCTCCATTTAATGTTGTTGTAAAACTAGTATACAAACCAGGATAAACTGTATAACCAGCAGCTTGACAAATAGTTGCTCCAGTAATTCCATCGATGTTTGCAATGTTGCTAAATTGTGGATCAGTAGAAGCAGCAGAACTAGTTGTTGGCGCTCCTCTAAATCTTACAGAGTCACCATAATTTCTTTGATGATTAATAGAAGATACATTTACAATTGGTGAACCTGCAGCAAAAGTTCTTAAAGGATTAAAATCTAAAAATCTTAATGTGTCAGGTGGTGGTTGTTGTGGTCTTGATTTAGGTAAAGCTGTTGGATCAGCTTGACTTGGTTTAGGATCTAATTGTGGTTGTTTAGAT